AATGCTATATCAGGTATAACAAGATCTGGAAACGCTAATGTGAACAATAGTTCAACTACTAATATACTTAACGCTGGATCACCATACCCAGACCCAGTGATAGCTCGATAACAAAAAAAGCTCACATCATTTGGTGTGAGCTTTTTCTGTTAAAGTTTAATTAACTTTCAGCCATATTTTTAAAGTAATCTAACATATCCTCAGAATCATCTGTTGAAGAGGAGTCTGCTTTAGCAGATGTGGGGGCAGGATTATCATCTCCTGTATCCTCAGTTACTTTAACAGGTCTCTTATTAAGGTTTAGAGCATTGTTAAGTTTAGTTTCATAATACCCGTATCCCTTGAAATTTGCAGGATCTGTGAACTCATTGAGATCATATTGTTTATTATAAATCTCTTCTAATTCATCATCATCCCCATCCAACAACACTGATACAGGAGCAAATTCTGAACGATCGTAACTTCTCCATCCTCCATCAGCTTTCCGGATTTTGATTTTGAAATCAGCTCCTTCCCAGAAATCAAATGGATTTAAAGCATCTTCATCTGCAAACTCAGGCTCCATAGCAGTTAGAATCTTATCAAAAATGCTTTTACCGTACTTATAAAGCATTACCTGTCCTTCTAATTCAGGTTGATGTTCATCTTTGATTACAAGGATATTACTGATGTAACTCTCTCGACGTTTATGATCTCTAACAAGTTTCTTGTCTTTCTCATTTAAAGATTCCCACCCTCCCCCAACTTCAACGATGCCTCTGTTATGAGTGCATACAGGACAATCCTGCTCAATAGTCGTTGGACATTTATCAATGTACCAACCACCTGGTCCTTGGAAGCCATGATCAAATACTTTTACAAATGGGATGTCACAATTCTCTGATGGAGGTAGCAATCGTATAATTGCATACCCGTTCCCAGACGGTTCAACGTGAGGTTTGTAAATGCGATCATCTCCATAATCTTTTTTCTTTCCGCTTGCGGATTCTAGTTTAGCTGCTAGATCAGCGATATTAGTTCTCTTTTTCTTGAGATTCTTGAATGAATTTCCTGCCATGATAAGTATTCCTTATAGTTTTCGGGTTTATATGATACCAATAAGCATTCCCCGTGAATCTCATTGATAGTATTATTATACCACATTAAATGATAAATGTTAATAATTGAGATAAATAATATTAAATATACAAAAAGGATTAACATTAGAGTGTTAATCCCTTTCTAACATAACAATACTGGAGTATTATCATGCATACATCTATTTATAGCGGCCTCAACTTTTACGTTTATCTGATTACAGACTTGAATCCAATAGGAACGGAGAAGTATTATATTGGATCCGCAACACGCAAAATATTAAAAGAAGATAACATTGATCCAGAATTAGATACTTATTATGGATCATCAACCGTCGAGCATTTTAGGATCCTTCAAGATTCTCGATCATCGCAATTGGAACGTGTTGTTATTAAAACGTTTATGGATAGTAGAGTGTGTCGAATGTATGAAGAGATGATACAAAAAGATCACAATGTTATTGAAAATCCTCTATTTTACAATAAAGCGTATGCTAATGGTGTAACCACATCTTCGAAAGAATCCACAATTAAACGGTTAAACACTATGATTGGTGATATTGATGAAAATGGTCTTGATGGGATACAGCGAGCATCTTTAAAACGAGTTGATACTATGAATAATGATGTGGATGAAAAAGGATTCAATGCTCATCAACGATCAACAGTTAAACATTATGATTAGTGATATTGATGAAAATGGTTTTAACACGTTTCAGCGAGCAACTGTAAAGAGATGGGATTCTAGCATAGGAAGAATATGTCACAAGTCTTTGGGATGTTTCAAATTTGCTCGGGAGATAGGGGAATTAACATTAATATCAAAGCACAAGATGTGTAGACTTGTGAATAAACGATTTAACGTTGTGATCACTAAACGATCATACCTTCAAAACAATTATCTCAAATCTATAGGATCTGAGAATGAGATAGTTGGGTTAACTTGGAAGGATCTTGGATTTTATATGGAATCTACTAGATCAGCTGTTTTTTAATAGTATATCATCAATAAAGAATACAGCATCTTCAAGTTTACTTAGATGTTCGTTGTGAATAGTTTTAATTGCTTCAATGATCGAGTTACTTTCATTATTTTCATTGTGTATACCAGCAGCTACATTCATTTTAGAATCTATTAAAATATCTTTTGGTGATAATACATCATCAACATGCTCTTCGTGTATGTTATGTATTGTTGGGTTTTCGTTAAGGATCATTTTATACTCTCTCATTTAAAATCATATCCTGTTCTTTCTCGATTACTTCTGTTAAATCTCTTATTGCTCTATAATCAGTTAACGCATCTACATAAGAAGTGTATCGATACGATCGTTCAAATATAGTATCGTTTATCTCTTGCCATATCACTAGAACTTCAAGACTCTTCTCTGGTCTATATGCAATTTTTTGTATCCTATTTAATTCTGTTGATGAAATTGTATTGTTATCTTCATCTTTCATTTGTAACATTATATATTCTCCGCATTATTTTATTTTTATCTAGTTTAATGAATATTGCATATTTATTTAGTAATTGTTTAGTATCATTCCAAATATAATCATCTTTCAAGTGTATATCAAAATCATTGTAAAACCCTATTAACATATTTAAAGCAATGAACGTCTCTCGTTCAATATCCTCTGATAACAACATCTTGAGTATGTATGGGTGTTCATTCTTCTTACACACGAATAAATCAGAGAATTTCAAATTATTTGGTTTAATAAAATGATCTTGTATATCTATTATATCACATTCTATAACATTTGTTAACTTATTGTGTTTCTTCTTCCAGATGTGATATGATTTTAAATCTAATTTAATTATATCCTCGTAAGCAACATTGAGTATTGTACAAGATACTACATATTCAATGAACTCATCTCGATTAAACTTATTCTTAGCTTTACTTAAAAAACGTTTATATTTATTAAACTCCTTTTCTGATACAGTGACTCCTTCAAAACCATACTTCTTTATATCATAATCTTTAAGGAGGAATAATCTAATACTCTTAAATATTCTGAGATAATCTGTTGTAGTCATTTGCAGAGAGTTGGGGTAGTCTCTACTGTTGTGTGGTCTTTATGGGTTTTGTGTTTGATACAGCACTGAGTGATACGCTCTCTCAAGTGATCATCGATAAATCCATTTACTTTACTGTGATCAATTTTAAATTGCTCACATACTATTGTAACAGCTTGCATGTGGGTTAAACCATCATTCACGAAACGTAAAACTTGTTCTGCAAAAGCTTTTTGACGAGGGGATGTCATTGTTATAATTTCTCCTTTTGTGTTGGTAGATTAATTATACCACATAAAATGATAAATGTAAACGGAAGAAGATAAATAACTACTGATAAACAAAAGGGAATAACACTGACATGTTACTCCCTTTCTAACATATCTAACTTCAAATGAGTTAATGATGCATACATCTATTTATAGCGGCCTCAACTTTTACGTTTATTTAATTACAGATCTGAATCCAATAGGAACGGAAAAGTATTACATTGGATCCGCAACTCGTAAAGAACTCATTGAAAAGAATATTGATCCAGAATTAGATGATTATTATGGTTCATCAACGGTACCTCATTAGCTAAGAGTAATTTTGATGTGGTTATCACGAGACGATCATTCTCGAAGTGTTCATTTCTTAGATTATTAGGAGAAGATGTAATAGGAAAATCTTGGAGGGATGTTGGATTTTGTGTGGTATGATGATTCAGAAAAATTTATATTGATCTATCTTTTTACCCATTGTCTGTAGCTTAGTATCCTTTGGCGTAAAGGCTCAAGCCATTTATCTCTATCAGATATAAACTCTTTAATGTCTCCATTCTCAGCTACCATTAAAATCACTAACTGAGGGATTTTAATGTCTGTTAACTCTTCAATCATTAAACTGTAAGCAGTTGTTTGTAACCAGTAATCTGTAATCCATTTACTATCTTTTATCTTAGTTGCGGTTTTAAAGTCAATGACACTCATAACCTCTTTGTACAGACCTACACAATCAACTCTTCCAGCTAACTTCATTCCATCAGAGTATAGTGGAGTTTCGAGTCCTATAATATTATCTATATTATCGAGCTTCCATTTAAGCATTTTAAATAATTTAGTATATTCATTTTGATCTACTGGTTGATTGAGTAAATATTGTTCAATCATTTCATGAACAGCTGTACCTCGTTTAGCAGCAGCAGTACAGATGCGTTCTGCTTCTTCCTCTCCAACTCTCTGTTTCCACTCATCTAATCCAGATTTATCGAAATTAATTACAGTAGTAACAGATGAGTATGATTTACCCTCAGGAGTAATGTAGTGCCGACCTAATTCAGAATATCCTACATCGAGTTCAGGTGTATCTAGTAGTATAGATGTCACGCTAACCGATTATCAACACTAACTAGAGTTTCGTATGCATCAACAAAATCAGTATCCAAACTCTGTTGTTCAATGAAATCACGAGCGTGGTATGTTTTAGCTAATCTTCGAACGATGCTCTTAGGGATATCAAACTCTTCGTTTATGAAATCTATAGATTCTTTTATAATCTCTCGTATCAACTCTTGTTTAGTCATTTCAGCAGAAATAGCTTTTAGAGTTGAATTGATCCTAGCTAGATCTTTAGGGTTTGTTGTTTGTAGAGCGTTGCTCATAATATAATCCTCACCATTGGTGTATAACACCAGTTATAATAAAAATACATGTAACTAATTCTAATAGGTACATACCAAGTCTAAAGAGACAGCAATGATCAGCTGTCTCTTTATTATCATCGCACCTAGTTCCTAGGCTTTTACATATTGTTTTCATGTTATTTGGTGCCGCCACGGGGATTCGAACTCCGGACCTACGCATTACAAGTGCGTTGCTCTACCAGCTGAGCTATAGCGGCTTTTTAAGTCAACGAGCATTTATATGTTCATTGAGGGTTGTTTCTAATAAATCTATTTTAGTATTCATCACTGGACAATTTATTTTATTGTTGTGTATCTTTGTATGACAGTTTTTACATACAACGATACATTTACTGAATTCTTTGATTAGCTCAACGACTGATCCTCTGATTAAATTAGAGGGGTGAATGTCTTTACTTGTATGATCTATGTGATGTAGATCTAAACAAACTGGCTCATCTTCTTTACATACTCCACAACCAACATCATGTTTTCATTGTTGTATAATGGTTTGTATACATATCCGTCTACGTTCTCGTGATAGTGCATAGTGTGTTTTGTTATTAATTTTAGTAGTATCACTCATTATATCAGCACAATTCTTGCAAGCTGTAGAAATACCATTTTTTATTCCTCTTATTTTTATAAAAATCTCTGATTGATTTTTATTCTAAACATTTAGAGCAGATTTTAGTGGTATACATGAATTAATATCATTTGCATATTTCATGTTCATCTATAGTGAAATCCATTCTATCAGCTATATTATAACACCAGTTACCAGCTTGATGTAATTTATTTCCTAACCATCTTAACATCATATCAAATATCCTCAATTGTATAGTAATATAATTATACCACAAAAAATGGAGTATGTAAACCATACTCCATCCAGGCGTCGACCACTTGTTACGTGTTTTCTAACATAAGCTCTGATTTACCTATTGATAAACTTCTAATTTTCTTGTGTTCCGGAACTTTTTCATCTAACCACACACTCAAAATACCATCATCAAAAGATACATTATCTGGAATAAGATCGTCACTAACTACACGTGACCATTCGAAACCCCGTTTAGCTATACCGTGTTGAATCCATTTAAAATCAACATCATCAGGATATTCATCTTCTTTTGGATCTCCTTTAATAGTGAGTTTATTATTCCCTACAATCACTTCAAGTTCTTCTCTTAACCAACCAGCTAATGCTAAATCTACTCGAAAACGTTTATCATTATTTTCATTTAAGTATGATGCGATATTGCATGGGGGGAATTTCTGATCTACTGGAACAGTATTCATATTACGAAGCATAGGTTCAAAACCAAATGCTCTATTAAAGAGTGTATCTAAATCATTCATTATTGTCTCCTGACAAATTGGGACCCAAAAGGCATCCCGGTTAATACAATATACGACCCTATGTCATGTACTGTTAATACGAGAATGGAGAACTCGTAAAAGAGAATAAAGTTTCAGGGATATCTCATTACTCAGATACAGAAAAGTTTCCTTTTAAGTGTACCGTGAACCCAACCATTTTGAAATAAGATCCTCTCTGTTGGATAATAAAGATGAGAGGATGAGATATTCTTCAGATGAAATTCTAAGCGTTAGCTTGTAATCTCATAGCAGTAGAACGGGATGCCCATACAGGTGTTCCTTCTACTTTAAATGCAGTTTTAGTGTCATTTAAGTTTTAAAGTGCTTCTTATATTAAGTCAATTCAATTTCAGTTTACACCTATCATTGAACTCTCAATCACGGCTTTAGCATTGCCGATTCTAAATAATGATCATTATACGTTAGTCGATTCCAATTCATCCCCATCATAAGTACATTAATATAATCCGTGAATTAATATACTTATGGTGGAGATGACGGGATTTGAACCCGTGTGCTATCCGCCTTTTTCATTACCATCATCAAATTCTGTTTACAATCTTTTTGTTGAATTATCTCTGTATTTATCCTTATTATGAATCTATTATAACACATTTCTAATCTTTTGTTAACTATCTCAATGAACTAAATGATAAATATAATAATGATTACATACAATGAATTTACAAGCGAAATAGAGTATCATCAGTTTAATGAGGCAGTTGATTTATACCTTAACGGAACAATGAATGAGGGGTTAATTCCAGCATCATTAAAGAAGAAGTTTGAGTTTGTTAAGGATTTAGCAGCTAAGATGAAAACTGATTTCAAGAGTCTGTTATCGTTATTTAAACAGAAACCTGTTTTTACATTCTTCAAGATGATAAAGTGGTCATTTAAGAAATTGTTTAGTATTCTTAAAAAGGGTTTTAAAGCTTATCAAGATGTAATTAAAGCAATTACTGAGTATATAGCTGATACAGTGGTAGGTAAGTGGACGGAAAAGGAACTAAGGAAATTAGATAAATTCCTCCAAGAACATCCTATTCTCAAGAAAATGGGAGGCCTCGTTGTTGGAGGTATATTGATCTATATATGGTTTAATATGTCGTTCTCAGGTGATCTTGGGTATGATTTTGGTATGGATGATTTATTCGGAGCTCTTGCAGGTAAATTCACTCTAGCTACACTATTTGCTGGATCTGAAGGGGCTAAATTATTAGGTTTATTGGTTGTTGGGTTGGTTGGAGCATCATTCCCATGGCCTGGACCATCTAGTGCTCAGTTTATTATTGGGGTTGTCGGTACCTTAGCGGCTAAAGTTAAACATAAGTTGAAATCAACATGAAAATAATTACACTACTTATTGTAACTCTATCACTACAAGGTTGTGGTTTAGGTTTATTAACTAATCTTGCTGGGGGAGGAGATGCTCCATCTATATCAGCTAATGTAGGAGAGAATGTTGAAACTAATGAGGGTATTTCAGCTAAGAATAATTCAGACGCTTTTAATAACGATGGGGATGTTAATAATACTAAAGCTGATATGATAGCTGATACTATAACTAATATTGAGGATATACCGTTTTGGGTTTGGGTTTTAATGATATTAGGTTGGATGCTCCCGAGTCCTAAAGAGATTGGAAGTGGGATTGTTAGTGTATTTGAGTATTTCATTAAAAGGAAGTGGAGATGAAGTTGTTGTTAGTGGTTACGTTATTATCATTTAATGTTAGTGCTAATTTCATGAATACTGAGTCTTGTGATCAAATACTAGAAGATGAGTACAGTTCTATATGCTACTCGTATGATATGAAAGGTCCGATAGCAATTACAGCTAATGTTACGTCAAAAGTGAATGATCTTAATATTAAAAAGAGACCATCTTTCTATCGTGATACTAGAATTCCTAAACAATTTGCAGTTATCTCGAAAGATTATAAGAATACTGGATATGATAGAGGTCATCTAGGGTTATCTGATTCTTCATGGGATTGGAGTCAAGATTCTTTGAATGCTACTTATACAATGGCTAATATTCAATTCCAGACTAAAGCTACTAACAGATATAAATTCGTACCTCTAGAACGCTTAGAGAGATCTCTAGCTATAAAGTATGACGGTATTACATCAACTACATTAGTTTATTTTAATGATAAGCCGTTTATTATTAATGGAGCTTCTGTGCCATCTGCATTCGCTAAAATATATGAGTATAATAACATTGAGATGTGTTTCTTTATTATTAATGATGATATGAATGTTAATAAGGATCCGTATTACTATGAGAGGTCGTGTGCGTCTGTGAAAGATATGTGGGGAAATTCATACGGAATCGCTAAACGATTTGGTAATAAAGAAGCTTTGGAGTTGAATGATTTGATTGATCAATTTAACTTAACTGGTGATAGTACATATATAGTGAGTTTTTTCGAATCTTTGTAAGCTAGATAAATATATAATGTAATTTTAACTTAAATAGGAATATGATAATGGGTAGTTTGATAGTAGCACTTTTACCAAAAAAGGTATTAATAGGTTTGGGTTTAGATATACTTGAATGGGCTGTATCTTTAACTGATAATAAGATTGATGATCAGTTAGTAGCTAGAGTTAAAGATGCATTTGATAATAAAGAATCAGAGAAAAAAGTTGTTAAGAAAAAAGCTGTTAAGAAAAAAGTTGTTAAGAAAAAAGCTATAACTAAGAAAATCGTTAAATAAGACTA